AAAGAAATGGAGTATGCCGATCCAGAACTGGCGGCTGGCGATGAGCCGCTTTATTATCGAGTTCGGTGACCGCCTGAGCGATCACCTTTAATACGGTGGCAGTTACACAGAATTATTTACAAGGTCGCCAGAGTAGACCACCTCAGATTTCTTGCGTGTCGTTTTATATTCCAACGCAGAAATTCGCGTTTCATGATCTGCAAGCTCAGCTTCGATATCAACGATTTCACCAGTGATAAAATCACTATCACTTTCGGCAGTCGTGACACGAACCTCGAGGCCAGCAATATCGCTTTCCGCTTCGGTTATTCTTATCTCATGGTCGACAATTTTTGCTTCAGCAGCAGTGATTCTGCCTTCATGATTCGCAAGCTCTAAATCCTGCTCGTCATTCTTAACCTGAGCATCATAAGCGCCTTGCCCTGCTTCATTGGCTTTCCCTGCCACATTGGTAAAATCCACAACCTGGGAAATGATATATAGCTCATACGCAGGATTTATGCCTCGAGGAAGCGATGAGGCATTGATACCAACGGCCCGAACAACCACCGGGTCTTTAAGAGAGTTGTCAGCCATTATTCAATCCTTACAGAGCATCCGGAAAGTGTCACTGGCGCTTTAGTTATGATCCTCACCTTGAATCCGATATTTTTACGTACTCTTCCAACCCTTCTCCATAGTGGGCGGCTGTCGTAAATGAACGGGGCATTCCATGGAACCATTTGTTCGCGACCGTAATTAATCCCGTCTGTTGTTGCTGAATAAAATAGTCTGTCGGCCATCTGAGTAACGCCGGTCGACGCCTCCAGCTCGAAATCAAATACCCTGGCATTGTCAGCTTTGAATAGTGGCGTGAATAGCAGGTGCTCTTGCTGCTTTTCGTACTGGCTGCTGATGTCGAATTGAAGTTGACCGGTCACCGATTCCAGCTTGTCACCACAGGTGATGGTGTTTCCTTCGTAGATGAAATCAACCGCGCGGTATACATCATCGAACAGACCGGTTTTCAAGACGGACCATTGCGCACCATTCTGGCTTGCTGTGCCATCGTAAACGAGAACGTGCTTGGGTAAGTGAATAAGGAGCAACTCATGCGAGTCGAACCGTAGAGATTCCATCACGGAAGAGGCCAATTCATCCGATGAATAACCTCGAATTATCTTCTCAATACTGGCAGTGGCAATCTGCGTCGCCCGACCAGAATCAATGATGTAAACGGATGGTGCACCGGTTGCAGGATTGCTGATAATCGCAATGGAATCCATGAATGAACACTTGCAAAACGTTCCTGCAATCCCCTTTGGCACCATATAGGCAGGGTTAGCAACATACAGCGCCGCGCCGACTGCTGTAGTCCCAGTCAGGGTGAAATACTCAATAGTCGACGAGCCAAAGCACACAATGAAATCGCGCCATGTCCCAATTCCGACAATGCCGTCTGGTTGCGATTCTGCCCGGTACTCAGCAGCGTATCGGTCAGGGTGAGATTCATCTTCCAAATCTGAAATGAACCACGAATCAGATCCATCTTTAGACCAGGCGTAGCGGCCACGCAGTCGAGTGATATCTCGAGCAGAACCAAGTTCGTATTGCGTGTATGTGCTATCTACGGGCCAGTTGGCTATCGTCTTTTCCGTACCATCGTAGCGGTATTCGATTACCTTGTCGCCAGAGACAAGCGCTTGAGAAGTTCGGCCGTATGCCATTGGCACTCGTGATGAACCAGCAACATCACCAACTACTAATGTGCCTTTATACAGGCTGCCACCACAAACGCGATAAACGGCATTCTGAGCAGTGTTGTACTGAACGCCGCGTGATACGCCATCCACATCGCCGCGCTTCGCTATGCCCGGGAATGAGCGCAGATATCCCGAAGCATTAAGCACCTCTTTCGGTGTTGCCAACATGTTCACAGGCAGATAGTCGATGTAGTCAGCGTTACGGAAGTCTTTACCGAGCCCCTTCATCAGGGGAAGTTGAGTAACTGGCATCGTTAACTCCCGTCATCACAGTCTTTATCTTTCCGGTGAAAATAATTCCAGCCATTGTTGGTGGCCAGGCGATTTCCTGAACCAATTGGCATACGGTTTGGATATCCTGCATTGCATCTGGCAGCTTTTGCGCGGGACATGGCAGAGAGTTTAACCAGTTGCTCTTTGCCATAACGCGCAGTCATGACGAGCTTTGGTGATGCTTCGATTGCATAATCAGGTGTAATGCGACATGCAAGGTTGGCGATGACTGCATTCAATGCGTTGTTAAGAAGTCCATGAGGGTCACCAGTGTCTGGCGCAACATCCACTTCAGCAAACAAATATCCAACATCAATACCGATCGCTTCACCACCCAGCCACTCAGCCATCATCATTTCAAGGTCGTTGACTGCATCCTCAACTGACTGTGGCTCGACATCTGTTAGCGTGGCATTTGAGGCTATGCCTAGCTTGCGCAGCGCGGCATTAACCAGATCACCCTTCGTGTTGAGATTCATCGCTTACCGCCTTTTTCTTGCGGGTTTTCTTGGCTGGCTCTGGCTCTTCAGCATCGTTCAACAGCTCATCAGGGTGCGCAAACCAACCAGCATCAAGATATTCCTGTAACTCGTCTTCGCTGATGATTTTAAAGTCGTAGCCAACGCCCTTCCATTGCTTCGCTTTACCGTGGCGAAATACCATCTGAGTCATGTTCTGCTCCAAAAAGAAAAGGGGCCGAAGCCCCTGCTGATATCGAATAGTCGGTTACGGTGCAGTCTGGTTAGCCAGGCCAACGCCGATTGCTTCAGGACGGACTGCGCACGCCGAATACCAGACTGCGATACGGCACAGGCCGGAAAGCGTGCTGATATCACCTTGGGTGGCAAAGATGCCATTTACACCGACACCTGGAATGCTGAACGATTGTGTCTTCATGCCAGAGAACAGCTCATGTGTTGCCGGGATCGGCTGAGACAGTAAGCGGATTGAATCGTCGGCCCAGAACACGTTGGCCGTGGTGGTGGCGATGTTCAGTACAGTAATCGGCGCAGAAGCAGCAAGAGACGTATTCACGTTAGCGTAAGCTTTCTCTTCAGGAAGAAGAGTTGTGTCATCCAGCGCGATCGGCTTCGGTGTGATTTCGATGTGGGTGGCATCGATAACGCGGGTGATGGAGAACGTTGCGTCGTCGGTCAGCACGTTCTTAGCCATCTGAGACAGGAATTTAACGCCAGCAAAGCTAATCTTATCGCCACGTTTTAAGCCAGTTGAGGATGAGATGACCACCGTTGCCACGCGGTTATCCACGTTCTCTGGATTGCCATCAGCATCGGTAGTACCAGCTTCCGGTTTAAACTTCTGAGCACCCGTAACGGTGACGCCAGTCGCTGTCGAAGCAACTACCGCTGGAAGTTTCGGAGAGCGAAGCACCTCATCAAATCCAGCAACCTGACGCTGAATGGTGCCGTTGCGATAAGTCTCCTCAGGGATCTGACCAAAGATATCTTTATTCACCAGGTCACGGCCAGACTTGCGATAGTCATCCGGGTTGAAGAAGTAGCTCAGGCCCATGTCGCGGTTAAGTTCTCGAGAGAACATCAAACGCTCGGCATCTGATACGAAATCCCAACCATTCAGACCGGTAGTCGGCCCGATCGAACGAGCATCGTGAACGACCAACGAACCCATCTCTGTAGCTTGCTTGGCGATCGCCGATTCGATGTTGTTAGCGAGCTTCTTCGCTGATGCCTGAATACGACGGCGGAAAGATCGCTCATCACGCAACTCATCTGCACGCAGCTGGAAGAAATCGTTATCTGGCGTGCCCATGTTGCACTTAACGGACAGCTCAAGAACGCCAGTTTGTTTATTGGTTAAATCCCACCCTGACTGAGTTGGAGCCTCCTGTTCAACTGGCATCCATACAGTGTTACCAGAGCGCTGCATTGACTCGGCTGAAGGTGTGTATTTGGTAGTCTTTTGCGCCATCGGCGTCATGTTTTCTACTGTTTCGATAATTTCATCGATAGCGTATGTAACTAGTTGGCCTTCTTTTAAAGTCATTATCTGATTCCTTTAAGCTGTGATTTTAGCTGGCGGTAAAGCGTCGTATCTCCTTTCAAAGCCGCTGCCTCCATCTTCTTCTGAAGGGAGGCAATGTTTGCGGCCACCGCCTGACCTTGCACTGGCTCGTCAGGGATTGGCGCTTCGGAGACTTGCTTACCGCGTGGCTTGAGAGTTAAACGTTCGGATAGCAGCGTCATTTCGATTAACTGACGCTGCGGATCCATTGAGAGAATTTGTCGGGCTTTCTCTGGGTTTGCGCCCAGGTGATACATGATTGCCGCTGACTTCTCAGGGAAGAGACGCATGATGTCCACGTCATAGCCAGGAGCGACCTGACGGAACACGTCCTCTTTATCCTGATAATCGGGAAGGTTCAGCTTCTCTGCGGCGTCGTAGTGTTTACGTGCTGCCTCGACAACTTGTGCTGATTGCTGAGTAAACTGCTGAGTTTTGCGCCCCTGCTCGTCTGCCGCATTTCCGCGGGCATCCTGAGCCTTAACCAGCCATTCGTTATTAGCCTGCGTGAAAGCAGCGTTTGCACGAATCTGGTCGTAGCCGTATTTCTCCAACGCTTCATCAGAGAAGAAGTCATTGACGTTTGGCTGAGGTGGCAAGTCAGGGTTAACTCGCAATGCCTCCGGTAACTCGCCACGTTGCACAGCTTCGGCCTGCTGCTCAAGCTCACGTAGACGCTTGCGCTCAAGTCGTTTAGCTGCGTATTGCGCGTTAGTTGCCGGGTCTTGTTTCTTGTTGCTCTCATCGTCATTCAGAACAATATCGAAGCCTGAGTCCTGCTCTGCGTTGTCGTTGGCATTATCGACAACTAAGCCATCTGCGGGTGCCGCCGCCTGAGTGCCGGGCAGGAGTGTGTCTTCAGTTGCCTGAATTTCGTTGGTATCTGACATGTTTAGCTCTCTCTTATTGAGGAATCTCGGCTACACTGCCGGAGGGAAGATTTTTTCTCTGCGATTGCAGGATGTTGGCTACATCCATGCGCTGTGAATGCGCCTGGTTGTCACCTTTGAGAAGTAATTCTGTGTTGGCTCTCGCATCGGCTGCGCTTTCGTTCTGCGCTCGCTGCATAAGTTCGAGGAAGCTCTGGAATGCGGCCCGCTTATCGAGGTCCATGTTGTTGAAGATTTCTGCAATCTTCGCTTGGTTAAGTTGATTAGCGCTCTCAACCTTGGCTGCGTCAACTTGCAGTTGTTGTTGTTTGACCTGAGCGTTGAGCAAGTCAGCCTGACCAGTGAGCAGCACGCCCTGAGCCTGTAGAGTTGGCTGTTATCACAGGGCAGCGCGTAAGTGACTTATGCGCTATGAAGTGGAGCGACATACACGATGAGCATCTTCATATTGAACAGCAAAAGACCGGCGTTAAACTGGCAATACCGGTTAACCTATCACTCGATGCACTCGGCCTCGTACTGAGCGATACGTTATTCAAATGCAAGACTATCCTGAAAGGCGATACGGTAATTTCATCAACCCGCAATATGCCCCTTTCATCGGGAACGGTATCACGCTATTTTATGCGCGCTA